CTTCCTTCTTGCTTCGTTTTTGTACATAGTCTCGAAGCATCTCTTGATAAGCAATTGTTTCAATATTCACCCTTCTAACTGGGGTATACCTTTTAAGTATTTCAAAAATCTTGTCAGCACATTCCATCGGGAGGACTCGCTCACGCCAATACTCAATAACATAATAGTCATAATCCGCAGTAACGCCAAGAACCATAATAACGCTGTAATCGTTCCTACTAGCAACAGTTGAAGCGGGATCAACGCCAATGTAAATATTGACATATTCTGTGTGTCCGTCATCGAATTTGATATACCAGCTATCGGATGTTTCTTCAAATCTTATATTCCCCCTGTAAAATGCATCATTAATATCTTCCTCTGCAAAAATCTGATCTTCTGGAGATTTTGCCTGATTCATATACTCCTGATAAAACTTTGCAGGAGTCCCACTATCAATATAAAACTGCTTACGCTCTTCTAATTTCTTCAATGGCCACCGAGAAGGCCAAATAGGTTGACCATCCTCTATTGCTTTTTTGGTATAGACTGTCCAAGAATATGCTTCCCCGCTCTTGCGAGCATCCCTCCAACCCGAAACCAACCCATTTAAGAAAGAATCCCAATGGATGATAGTGCCATTACACCATAAGAATCCATTCTTGTCGAAGTCGATTGCTGGAAACACAGCTGCTGTTACCCAGTTCTTAATTTGCTGCCTAGATTCGGGTGTTTTAGTATTTAACTCTGATTCAAAGTCATCAAGCACCATTCCTGTAAAACGAGTGGATAATTGCTTTTTTCCTCTTAATCGCTGATTTGCACCCTTTGCAATCATTCTACAGCCATTAGTTAACGTAAACTCGGCTTTTGTCCATTTGTTCCCTTGCAAGTCACCAAAATAGTAATGTATAGCTGGGTTTAACTCTATATGGTTCATAACCCAATTTAAATTATCAATGGCTTGATCCTGTGCTTCTCCTATCCAAGCTATAAATTCTGGTTTATCTTTTTCACAAAACAGAAAGCGATGAAGGATTGCAGTTGCTGCTAGCGTGGATTTAGCATGGTCACGTGGAAGGACGAGTCCAAGCTGTTGTTTTTCTTTATTTAAAAGTAACTTCCCCACCTCTACATGAAAATCTGGTGTTGCAGAAGCGAGGAAGTCTTGAGGAGAGAAAAGTTTCCCAAAGGTAATTAGATCGTCATAAGCTGATGATAACACCTTCTCATTTTTTGAAACATCACCATGTAAGTTTAAATTAGCCAATTAGTGGTGTGCGTACTCCATTACCATTTTTATATATGAATGTATGAGTTGTGTCATATATTGAACATCTGCGAGCATAATGTATAATATATACAGAACTGCACCCATCCACAGACCTGTTATCAATTTAGTTAGATTTATATTCATAAACTATATGTTCGCATATATCTGTTCCACAATCATAATTTTTTTTATGTCCTACATGAAAGTGATCTATATCACAATACTCTGGACAAAATTCATAACCAACTACCCTAACCATCAATGTATCTCCAGAACCCAGCGGGTACGGTTTTGGCTGTGCCCTGTCTATCTCCCATGCTGCAAAAGAAGCGACAAGAACCATAAATACTGTTTGCCATACCACTATTTCTTACCAAAAACAAAAACTCCTATGTTTAGACAACCAATGATAAAAAGAAACAGCCCACTCCCCATGTGCCAGTAGTATAGATTTAAAAAACCTATTACCAGATTTGTGAGGCGTAGCTTGTTCCTTGTTGTCATTCTTTCATTAAATCCTCTCTAATCTCGAAATGAACGAGATCATCAAATTCGTTATCTGCCAAAGAAGTGTCGTTATTCCAATCTCCTCCCCAACGAAGCGGTATGTCCAACTGATAAGCACAACCCTTAACAAATCCTCCAAAATATATGAATCTCTCTCTATCTTCCCAGTTTATTGGATACGGAGCTACATCAACTGCGAAAGAAGGATTGGAGTTGTGCTTACCATTTGGCCACTTGACTTTTGAATATCCGTTTTTATAAGCGGAGTTCTGCTCATTTTTGCCCCTAAAACCGACTAAAACAGAACAGTCAAAGTGTTTTACTACCTCATTGAAGAGTTTTTGTAAATTTTTGTCGCATGTTGCGAGTCTCGTCCTCGATTTTCTTCCAAATTTAGGCATTTACGCTATGCTTCCCCTCTGACACCATTTTCACCTAGAAATTTGCTGATATGGTCATCTACATCGTACTCTGTGCTGCAATGAGGGCATACCCAGCCAATAACCTCGTCATGATTACCTAGTAAGCCAATCCTCTGAGTGAATGTATCGTCTAAATACAGCTCATCGCCACAAACTGGACAAGGATCAAGAGTTTTTTTCTTTTGTGTTCTTTTCGGCATGTGCGATAATCTCTGGTTTTCCATGTTTTTTGACCTCCTCTAGCTGCTCAGGCGAGAAACCCGCCCAAATTGTTACTTGTTCAGACTTTTTCTCATCGGTATCGAAGAGTCCAGCAATTTTAGCTAGGCTTTCTAGTGAACGAAGCTTATCAGTATCCCTCTCAGATAGATCAGCGATTGTTTTATATCGTTCAATTATCCATTCTGGGGTTACTCCCTCACTATTAAGTATTTCACGTATCTCTTGTTTTACCATTTTTTGTATTTTCTCCGTTTTTAAAAGACTATCAGTTCTTTGCTTGATATATGTGCCCGACTTTGAATCTGGAAAAGCTAGCTTGTAGGCTCTAACAGCCCCCATCCCACTTGCAACATATCTTGCAAATAGTAATTCACGTGGATTACGCTCTCTGTTTTTGTAGTCTTCAGCGAATTTCTTGTTTCCAGAGAATGTATAGATATTTTCAGCAATTCCATCTTCACCTAACATTTCTCTTTTCATGTCACTACATATGAAAGTTCCACAAAGGGTGCGGACACAAACAACTTCTTTGCCCTCTTTTGTCGAAATGTCCATTTTCCTTAATATTTCACATACATATCCATCATCAGTAAAAACCCACTCACCTTCATCACCATGACGCCAGTTATGACGAACAGGACTTTCTGGATGATTTATGTTAAATTCATCAATATTGTCGTAGATGTAGTAATTTTTGTTTTTTATCTGCTTGAAATCCACAGTTATTTATCCTTGTTGATAAGTGAGAACAGAGTCTTTACTTTGTCTTTCAATACGCTGATGTCTACTTTCATTGTTGTGAATACGACTATAAGTGCAAGCAGTGCACCTAGCTGTGGCCAGTATTCTTGTAGAAATTCCATGCTGTAATATAAGTCAGTTTTAATTAATTTGCAAATTAGTGCTGTATTATAATATATAATATAATATATATAATATATAAAATATAATAAAGTTCCCTTTATAATATATTTTACCAGTAATTCTTGTACGAAATTGATCTGGATCACAAAAAAGAGGATTTTCTGAAAAATTGCATCAGAATGAGTGTACCCCTTTTTTTAACGATGCCCCCCCGTTGTAATGTCCTCGTGGGGTGTGCAATTAGGTTGCTTTTTAGGACAGATTATAATATTTGTTGGATTTCTCTTGATAGTTGAGGAAAGGACAAGCAATACTAACACAAACACAAACACCGCCAATGATAGCGGTGCTTGATCTCATGGGTGTGAGTGTGGTTTAGTGTGATTGAATAGGCGTGTTAGTTTACCTTATGTACACGCAAGATAATATAGCGTATCCACAATACACTTATGTCCCAATGTTCTCATTTATGTATTGTTTGAATCTATCCGCATCAAAGCGGTGATTATCACCTTTAAATATACCAATTAGATCACGAACTAGACTTGGTTTATCAACACAATTAGCACAACACTCATTATCTTTTATTGCATCCGCTATCAATACATAATGTTTCCTAGTCATCATAACTATTACTCCTTAGTTTAAGATTAGATTGTAGTAACTCACCATTCGCAACCAAACACGCATCATATTTTACCGCCAACTCCGCATATCTTTCTTTATGCCTATCATCCTCCGTTTTTAGCTTATCATTATCCGCATAACAATTATAAAACCTAGTTTCTAGCGTTTTATAATATTCTTCGTGTTCTATTACCTTTGATCTCAACTTACCATTCTCCGCTTTTAACTCTTTGTCATCCGCTTTTAATGTTTTAATCTCCGCTTGTAACTTACTCACCATCTCTTTACAATAGTATTTCTCGTCTTTTAATTCCGAACCTAACGATGTAATGATCTCCTCATCTTTTATACTTGTCGCCAACTTACTCCGTAATTCACCAATAATGACATCATAATATGATTCCAACCTACCAATGAACATTATAAGGCTATTTCGATGACCACTTGAGAGATAATTTTTAAAATGATTAAACTCTTCTATTTTCTCTTCATCATCTTTGAATGGTGCAAATAGATAATTCTTCACGCTTTTACCTCTCTTTCTTTAATTATTAAAGCATCTAACCGCATCCGCTTATTATCTTTAATTAGATATATTACATTGTTTATTATGGTGATTCCGTAGTTGGTGATGTCGTCATAAACTACGCTTGTGTTGATAGTTTCCATATTTATTACCTTTCTTATTTGTTTAATTATGCTCCGTACAATATATAACAATATTTGATATAAATACAATAAATAATTCTTTGATGTAAATAATACTTGCATATAATATATTAGCATAGTTATTATTGCACACTTGCTTTTTGACATGAAGAGGATATTAAAGGATAGTAGTTCGGAAAGATAATCTTTTGATATTGGAAAAGCGTAACTTAATCACTCATAAATAAAGGAAATAAAATGGAAAACCTATATAAAATGTTAGGACAAGACGAAACAAAACAAACCTCAACAAATGGTGATGAATCTATACAATCAATTATCAAAAGGAGATTGTATAAGGTATGTGAAGAAACACTATCAAAGGAATTTCCAGAGTATTTTTACAATTTAGATTCTACACAAATTGTAAAGAAAAGTACACAAGAGGGTAAGGATGATGGTGTACTAACTATTAGTGGAAATAGGTTTTGTTTTCCAATAGGTGATAAAGTGGTAGTGAAAAGAGGTAGTAACAAGCATGTAATGGAAAACCCTTGTTTAATATCTAAACTACAAATTTATTGTGGTGGCGGTAAAACAAACATAGGTGAGTACATTAAAATAGGTGGCAAAACTACCATATGGAATAAAAAACAAAACAAGTTAGTGGAAAATAAATAACACTAATATAATACAATTAACCCTCTCTGTAAATATTCGGGGAGGGTTTTTTGTTACCTTTATTTATGCAAATTTACAGTAAGTAAAAACAGAAAGGAAAGGAAAGGCAATGGATCAAATAGATTATACTGAAGATTGTTTTGAATGTGATGGACAACAAACACTCTCTGTTGTAGCAATAATGGACTTTGAATCAGGAGAGATAGTAAAGTTTATCAATCAAGAGTGTTCTGCCTGTGGGTGGAATCAACAATCATAAAGGAAAGGAACAGAGCAATGCCAGCATCACCAATAACAAAGAAAATAACACTCCCAGATAATTGGGTACATCTACAAAAGACAATGATACCAGACCAAGCGACACATTCTTACTGGAGTGTATGGTATGACCCATTATCAGGTGGAAAAGGCAAGGCATGGTTAATGTGGTGTCCAATAGATGATGACCCATCAGTAAATGATAATTGGGGACATGCAGAAGAAATAGATGAGAGTTGTAGAAATGTACTAACTGCAATTGAGTCTGTA